AACCATGAGTTGAAATGATAACTATTTGAGAAATTATCACCTCCGGAAGACTTACCTGCTATTTTTGGTAAGTTTTTGGTAACTTCGTCAATTGATAAGAAATTAGTTATCGTTTCATTTGAAGGGACAAATTTTTCTGTTTGTAATATTTTTATTATTGAACCAATTTTATAATTATTATCGGTTTTAATTGCATCATCTACAATATCTTTATAAAATTCATCATTAGAGATGTATTTATAAATTATATAATTTTCGAAATTCGTGTTTCCTTTCATTTCTTGAGAAACAAATTCTTTGTTGATATATTTCCAATATTTCCAATATTTGGAATTTTGTAATTCATTTTTACACTTTAAGAAATTATCATCATTGGATAAAAATTCTTTCATAGCATCGTCAGTTGGATTTTCTAACAATTGCTTAATTTTCACAACAGTTTCGTCAGTTGATAACTGTTGAACTAAATCCCGAACATTAGCAGATTCTGGCAATAGATATTTGATATCCAACCCTTTTAAGAAACTTTCACCAATATAATCAAGACGACGAGGACTAAGAATTTTCAGTGCTTCTTTTGGTTGCTTTGCCCACCAATCACAAAGAATTTTTGCCTTATAATCACCATATTTTTTCTTGAAAAAGCTGAGACTTGGAGAATTAGGCAACTCAACAATAATATGAAAACGATCTAATTGTGCAGGGTCTAATTCCTCGACATCATAATCTGCATCTTCTTCCTCTTTTTTTGCAGGATTTACCGCACCCCAAATAATTTTAAGATTTGGGAATTTACGACCGTTAATACTTTTGAATTGTTGAAGTTCCAAAAGAGCATTCCGAACCGTTTTATGGCAGTTATGTACAAAAACACCTGCACCTAATAGGAAATTATGATATTCGTCAACTGTGAAATCATACACATCTTCGATTCCATCATCCTGAATCGAAATAACTCTATGATTCATTAAGGGATTTTCATTAATATATTTTTTATAATATTCCACGAAATCATCGAACGAATTATTGAAATAACGTTTAATAGTTCGTATTTTTAATAAGTGTTTTTCATAAGAAAAGATATTTTTATTATTATTTAGTATATCTTGATATTCAGTTTCAGTTATTTCTAATTTATTCGTAATATTATATAATACCTTACACGTATGGTGTAGATGCGTTTTTTGTATTGCTTCTTTTCTATTAATCTTTGAGAATTTTTTCTCCTTCCATTGTTTGATTGCTCTGGCACTAGCGGATTGACGCATTTCTTCCGTCCAAACCTTTTTCAAAGATTCACTTAATTTTGTCAAATATAATTTTTTGTTTTTATTACGTGTTCGTAATGAATTATTCAATGCTTTTTCTTTACTCGCATCAGTTCCCAAAGTTTTTTCCCATAAATCAGGATGTTTTCGATGACTGCTTTTTCCGCCATTAGCAGATGTAATATCTGAGAATGCGTGGAGAAGCATATGTTCTTCCCTAGTCATTTGGATTATATTATTTGGATTGTTATTATATTTGTCATGATCAACATGATGACGACTCACATGTTGTTTATCTATATTGGAATATTTCTGATTTTTTATGTTATATTCATCCGCAAGCCAATATGTATATTTCCATGAATTTTCTATAGTAGATTTAACTTCTTCATAACCTTGGCGATTGTATTTCTTATACATTGCCATTAATGAATCATTGGGACGTAAATCTTTTGCTTCACGGTAAACCATGTCAGAACATAAAAATTTATGATTTTTCGTACAACGGATAATCGAACCATCATCAAGTGTCACTTTAACAATTTCTGCATTTTTCTGTGTTATAGAGCATGAATGACCTCTTCCTACAGCAGTTTTGTTATTTTGTATATCATAAGAATATACGAAAAACTCGTCCTTTTCTACTAATTCTTTTATAGGAACAGAATATCCATCAACTAATTGAATTTGGGTGTCACCAACAAAACAACGGTTCCATTCATCGCAAAAAATAGCTTCAACATCATCATCCAAATTCTCAGGAAGAATAAATTCCATTTTATCCTTGCCTGTAACTTCATCTTTTTTTGCTCGGGGAATGCCCAATAAATGAATCCAAGGATCTAATGTTGCTCCACTAAAATAGCTATATTTTATTTTATTTCGTTTGAATGTGTCTAAAACTTGATGACTTTTGCCCACGCCCTTTTCCCCGATTAACAATACATTCATTCCAGTTTTCACCCATTGATCCAAGAGATTATCATTTAATTTACATGTATGGAATTTTATCATAGAGAAATCTACATCAAAAATTGCTTTTGTAAAGAAAAAACTGTAAATTTCACTCCAAATCCGCTAAACTTATATTTCCAAGAGTCATTAATTCTTTTATTTTTGATAAGATTGCGGATTTATCTGGTTCTGAAACATCAGAATATAGATATGTCATATCGGTATAATCTATAACAAAAGGATCAAAGAAATCCGCGATAATCAAGCCATTCAAATAAGGAAATTGCCAAACAGTCCAACTATAATGTTCTGGGGAATTAACTGGATATGGATTTTCGACTCGACCACAACGATTGGAATCTTCTGTTAGTTTTCCATAACCGCAACTATTAACTGCAATAATATCCACGAATCCATCTCCACTTGCAGGAGGAAGTGAGAAAGTAATTGTATCATCTGATTTTTGAAATTCTTTAACAGGATAACCATAAAAAGAATCTAATGCAGAAAACGGTTTATACTCATTTAACGGATACATAGCATCACTTGATCCACTTAAAAATATTGCATTTACATTATTCAAACTATAACCTTGTAGAGTTATATTTGGTGTTTTTCCTTCCACGATATAATAAGGAGAAACATAACGAAGAACAGGTCGTCCAGTAATTGTATATGAATCTGTATTCAAGTTTGAAGAATAAAGAATTAAATCATCATAATTACAATAAAATTTATCAGTAAAAATATAATCCGTGTTTATTAAACAAATCGGTTTTGAATTGGATGGACTAGTTGAAAATAAATATCCTTTTATAGTAAATGATGAACTTGCTGTTATTCTGTATGGCGGATCAGTAGGCGTTTGATTTTTTGCAGGATAATCAACTGATAAATCTCCTTTCCATAAAATTTCAGTTCGTAATTCTCTACCAGATTTTGGTTCCTGCCAAGAAATTATAGTATATGGGTTCGAATAAACGCTGAAATTTTGAACAATTTGATCAATATCTTCTTGATACTTTGCTAAAATAGTCATTTCCACTTCTATATTCCATGGAACAACTTTAGCATTTACAAATGTACCATCACTGTTTTTGTAAATTAAATCATCTATTTTATTCTTAACTCGTTCATTATCCCGACTTTGATTTTTTACTTCAACTGCGACAATTGGAAGACGAATTGTATCAGTTAAACCAATTATATCATTTAAGATGTGACTTTTTGGTGCATATGTTAATGGAACTTTTATAATTTCCTTTTCATATTTCTTGCCGTCAAATCTTTTTATTTTAACATCATTAAATGCAGCAGCAAAATGAGTTAAAAGCGTTCGTATTTCAAAATTGTAATTATAATCTTTCATAATCAAAAACAAGAAACTGGAACGGCAGATGTTGAAAATGGAATCCAATAAGGCACCCCTGCACTATAGCTGACATAATCTGATGAATCATTTGTTAATTGTCCGATTCCACAACCATTCACGGCAATAATATCAACAAATCCACTAGTTTTCGGCGGAGGCAATACAAATGAAATAGAATCCGGTGATAAAGTGTATTCATCTATTCTATAACCAAAGAAAGAATCTTCACCGGAAAATGGTTTATATTCAGTTAAGGAATACATATTTGGATTAGATCCGCTTACAAAAAGTCCAACTGTATTTTGCAACCAGAATCCTTGTATAACTATTGTAGGATTAGATCGTTCTGTTAGATAATTTGGTGTGACATATCGAACCATAGGTTTTCCGCTAAGAGTATAAAAGTCTTTTTCTGAATCAGTTGTATATGCTTGTAATTGATTGTAATCACAAAAGAAATTATCGGTAAAAATATAATCAGTATTGATCAAGCATATTGGTTTAGAATTAGATTGGCTAGTTTTAAATAAATATCCTTTTACTGTAAAATTGGTTGTGGCAGTTATTCGGAATGGAGGATCTTTGGCAGTTTGTTGTTTACCGGGATATTCTAGAGAAATAGAGCCATCCCATAAAATTTCAGTTCGTAATTCTCTACCAGACTTTGGTTCCTGCCAAGAAATAATTGCATATGGATCATTGTTAACAACAAAATTCTGAATAATCTGATCCATATCTTCTTGATACTTTGCTAGAATAGTCATTGTCAATGATAAGTTCCAAGGAATTGCTGACGAATTTACAAAATTCCCGTCACTATTTTTATAAATTAAATCATCTATTTTATTCTTGACTCGTTCATTATCACGGCCTTGACTTGTTATTTCTACAGCAATTATAGGAAGACGAATTGTATCAGTTAAACCAATTATATCATTTAAGATGTGACTTTTTGGTGCATACGTCAACGGAACTTTTATAATTTCTTTTTCAAATTTTTCTCCATCAAATCTTTTTATTTTAACATCATTAAATGCAGCAGCAAAATGAGTTAAAAGAGTTCGTATTTCGAAATTGTAATTATAATCCTGCATATTAGATATTTACATAAATAGTATCATATGAAGTTTGAAGAATTATATAAACTAGCAGTGGTGGAAGAGGCTACATTTAGAAAATCGAAATATATAGAGCATCTTGCCGATTTTCCAATGTTCTCCGTGTTTATTTCTAAAAGTATTTTAGAAAAACCTGACACTACATACAATATGGAATTTTTCAGAAGTATTAAATCGAAAATAGGTGAAATGTGTACCAAGGCAAGAAATGAAATATCTAAAATAGGATTTCCTAAAATGCATGTAAACGTAGTAATTGATGATTTGACAGAGAGTAATGCCGGAGGTTTAGCATATGGTGGCAGACATAAAGGAGTTCCCAAAGGTCATAACAAATCTGGAAAATATTGGAAACATGCTACAACTAGAAAATATCTAAAAATAAATTTAAATCATCTACTACCGTTTAATAAATTTACCACTGATATATTAGTACATGAATGGGCACATGTATGGATGTTCAATAATTCTAAACAATTTAAAGATGCGGTAGATAAATTATACACTCATCTTTTGAATAAGGGCAGAAATAATTTAAATTATGAACAACCTAAACGCGGTTTTGGTGATAGAATATTAAATAATAAAGATGATGATGATTTATACAATTCTATAATTAGAAGCACTGCAAAAATTTTTCAAGATAACTATCAACTAACTTTAGTAAGTCTTCAAACTCCAGATGATAATCCCAATAAATTTGGAGAACATGAAATTCGAAAGTATATTCAAGAAGATTTTCGAAAATTGGTAATTGATTGTGTAAAATTCTATAAACACCGTTCTGGAAATCACCGGATTTCTATTCAAGAATATGGCACACAATTAGCAGACCTTGCTAAAGAATTGTATGAAACGGTAGGTACTAAATTATTGAAGGCTATTGATAAATCTATATCAGATGATATCAATGAGTTTGATCCAGAATATCACGAAAATCCTCCAGAGGATATCTACGAGTATATGTTACAAAACGCAACTAAAACAAATGAGACTTTTCGAACTAAAGGAAAATCCTATAGCGATTTATATAATAATGTTTCGACTGTAGACTATAATTTAGATATAATTGAAAAAATATTCGACTCTTTATGGGATATATCCCATAAAGAGAGGGAGATAGAAAATATGTACGAACTCGCTAGAACTTCCAACTTAGGTGATGAAAAGTGGGATCATGTTAGAAATCAGGTAGCTAAACTAGTTGAATGGATTAATGAATATGGAATGTCCAATGACCGTGAATTATGGGCGACTGCAATTGAACATTTCTTTAAACTTCCAATGAATCATCGCAAAACTATTATAAAGTTGATAACACAAAATCGTTAAATAAATGTATGGCATACGATGTTCCATTTCTTTTTAACCCAAAAAAACATTCATCTTTTGATACTAAAGATAAAAACGCTGATTTAAACTCTGAAATAGGAATATCCGATAATCCATATGTTCCTCGTTGTAATGATAATAATTCTTTGGTAAAAGATAATTATAGAGGAATGGTTGAAAATTATGCACAAAATTATGGCATGACTATTTCTTATTGGAGTACCGGATATGATCCTGATAATGATAATAGTTTATATGGAGAAAATCCAACTGCTAAATATCGTGGACCACGAAAGTTGAAAGCCGTAATTGACTTGCAATCTTATACAACCTTTTTAACTAAATTTGGTATAATGAGCGATTTAGATATAATCATATACATTCCGATTAGAGCATTTCAAAATGTTTGGGGAAGTGTAGTTCCATTAGCAGGTGATTTATTTCAAATAGATGATGCAAGTTGTGATCGTCCAATGAAACAAAGTCCAATAGTTTTTGAAATTACTGAAAAACATGACACAATTAATCCCGCAGATTTTATGGGAGGACATTATATTTGGAAAATCACTGCGAAAAGATATGATAATTCTTATGAACCGGGCGCTCCTCAAGAAAAATTCTTGGGCGGACCTGTGGATACAGATTTTTATGGAAAAGTGGAGAGTAGCATTGATCCGGAACCTACAGTTATTGATGAGCACGCTACACACAATGTTGATGCAGATGCAAAAGAAGATTTCGATAATCCTAATAGTTCGGTATATGGGAAATACTTTTGAAAACAATAAGTAAAAATATGATTATTAGTAGAAAACTTATTGTTGAACAACCCAACTACGATTTAGAATTTGCATTTGAACAAAAAAATAACGACGAACCAAAACGTGTTTTTATTCGTGGTCAATATATAATGATGAACGAGGGTAACAAGAACAAAAGAAAGTATCCAGAAAAAGACATGATTCCCGCAGTGGATACATATATAAAAGAATATGTTCAAGAAAATCGTGGAGGAGGAGAATTAAATCATAGTAGCAATCCAGATGTAGATTTAGGAAAATTAGCAGATAAAATTGTTAGCTTGGAAAGAGATAAACAAAATCCAAATTATTATATTGGTAAGTCGTTAATTCTTTCCACGCCGTCTGGTAAAATTTTAGAATCATTAGTACATGATGGAGTAAAATTCGGAAAAAGTACAAAATGTTTAGGACAAATTTCAGAAAGTAATGATGGATATAATATTGTATCTAATCCGATTATTCTTTTAGTGGATAATGTTTTTGACCCGTCAGTGTCTACAGCTTTTGTTAATGGGATATTAGAAAATAAAGAATACATTATTTCTGATGATGGTAGAGTAGCAGAAAATTACAATCAATTAGAAAAAAGATTATCGAAATATCCTTCCAGACATCGTGACGCAATTAATGATTATATCAAAGAATCCTTAGAGAAATTTTTAGCAAACTTGTAATGTATGGCAAAAGATTTAGAAACTATTTATGAAGAAATACTAACTCGCCCATTAGTGTTAAGTCTTATTAAGAATCCGATTCCTTTAGATCCGTTGGATTCTTTTGAATCTGAAATAGATGAGGAAGAGGAAGAACATGAGGAAGAAGATTTAACTGAAAAAGAGGAAGTTGACTTAGCCCGAGAAATATTAACATATGTATCAGAATTAGATGATCTTGCAAAAGAAGCAATGTATAAATCTTTTCGTAAAAAAATTGAGCATTGTGCAGATTGTATAAGAGATTTAGCAAACGAATTGATTGAAGGTCATGGATATAACGTATGACTAAAAAATTTGATAAATTCTACAAATCACTTGTAGATAAATATGGAGAAAACCAAGTAGATGCGGGGTACGAGGTCGAAGCAGAACATGGAAAAGACGGAGAGCAAAGATTAAAAATAGCAAACGATCATTTAGAGGAATTTCCGACTTATTATACAGCATTAAAGAAAATGGAAAAGAAACTCCAAAAGAAAAAATAAAAAAGGGCGATTTTATCGCCCTTTTTTATTTTATAGTAATTCTTTAATTTTACTAACTAATGTTTCTTTTGAAGTCAACCCAATATGCCTCCATACTTCTACATCATCTTTTTTCAAGATAATTGTCGGAACTGCCCGAATATTAGCCGCAACTAACTCTAGTGGTTCCATAGTATATGTATTTTCATCTTTTACTGTTATTTGATCTTT